AGCCATCATAACCTCTAGGGTTACAAACAACACGAGTAGTACCGAGCATGTAATCAAAGTCTTCATGGGTGTGTCCATGAGTCCACAATTTAATTTGTGGATGGTCAACAATGAAATCGTCTAATGATGAACTGTAAGCACCATTCATTAGTGTATCGTGTTTATAACGAGGGTGAGTAGACAATTTGCTAGGCGCATGATGACCAACAACAACAAACTTTTGGTCAAATTTGTTTTCAATCACAGACTGAATATAACCAACCATTTTTTTGTGGTCATCATATGCATCTTCTGGTGAGAAGATAGATGGTTCTTGTTTTTTCTTTTCACCAATTTTAATAGCAAAACCAGCTTCGTTGTGATTATACTTTGGTCCGTTTTGACCATCTTCTGTCCAATCAGGATTTGGTTCATAAAGTGGAACAGTACGAGTAAGCATACGAGCAGAATTACTCACACAACGGAAGTCATTCATACGATGCCTAACATGTTGCATGGTCATATCATTGTGTTCGTTCATATCAGTCCACAATGTACCACCAACAAATGTTACATCATCAATCACTTTAGTTTCTTTGTCAAGCAAATAAACATTGCTTAACATATTAGATTCTAACATTGATTTGATTTGGTTTCCGCTTGTGGCAAAATCACCATTATAGTGTTCATGGTTACCCATAATATAAATCACATGCGGAAATTGGAACGAACAGCGTTTGAAGAAATCGGTAATACGATGACTTCTTGCGCCTTCAAAAAGATTATCTTTATCTGGTCTACCAATGTCGGCAGCCACACAGATATCACCACCGAGTATCAACACATCGGCATTATCGGTGTTTTGTAAATTGATATTACCAAACTCAAGGTGAAGGTCGGAACAGATTGCGATTTTCATAATATAATTTTCTACTAAGAAGTAACCATTATAACACAAATTTTGAGAAGGTGCGGCAATTAACCGCACCTTTTAGGCAATATTACTCAGTAAGTAATTCTGCTTGGGCAAACTTAATTTGTTTACCAATTTCCACTTTGCGTGGTTTCTTATGGTCAGGAATAATATTTTCCAAACCAATCTTCAAAATACCATCTGCAAATTCAGCACCTTTCACCTCAACAGTATCAGCAATTCGTAATGTTTTGGTGAAAGAACGAGTACCTATACCTTTATAAAGATATTCGGTTTCTTCTTCTTTATCTGCTTTAGTACCTTTAATAATTAAGTTACCATCTTCAACAGTAATATCAATCTCATTCTTTGAGAAACCAGCGACTGCCAATTCTACGATGTAGCGATTGTTGTCTAGTTTAAGAATGTTGTGTGGTGGAAAGTTTGATACGGCTTTTGAAATATTATTATCCAACATTTTTTCCATGTCGTGAAATATTCTTTCAAAGCCTAGTGTCGTATGATGTAACGGACCAAATGAAATATGTCCTAGTGTCATATAGTTCTCCTATTAAGCGAGTTACAGAAATAACCAACCCCTAAGGCATTGGCTTTGTCCTTTTGGACAAATCTATTTATTCAAAATTTCGTTTGGTTTTTTACCAATATTATATTTTTGTATTAATTCCCATTGATTTTTTTCTTTAAAAGCAATGATTTTAATTTGATGCAGAGGTGCAACATCTTCACCGATTATTTGAGGATTTGTAATGTTTACTAGACCCCATTCTGCCAGTAGTTTTGCAATTGCATTTCTCCTTTGAATATCATTCTCGGAGATGTTTGTTGGTTTACCATCTAGTGCAAATAATTCCTTAAAATGCACCAAATAATAATGACCTTGTTTATGCAAGATATGGACTGATTGATATAAAACTTTTTCTTTGCGTGAGGATACACCAATTCTAGTAAGAGTTTCTTTTACTTTCAGAAAATCATCTTGCTCATTGAGTGTTACCTCAACGAACTTAGTTAAATCTGCCATTTCACTTTCCTAATCCACCGATATCGGTTTGTTCTTTTAATTGTTGGATTTGTTCATTACTTAGTAGGCGTAGAGCTTCACGAGCTTTGGTATCTGAGAAACCATAGGTGGCTTTTATACATTCTATATCTTCACTTTTTTCAGACTTTACCCACTTTGCAAAAGGTCTTTTCTGTGACCTTATTGTATTTAGAAAAAAATCATATTGCAATTTTTTATCCAAGTGGTGCCTACGATTCATTTCATTGGCGTAGGCGATACAGTCTTTATGATAAGAAAGAGACCGATTGATTAGAAATGGAGCATAGCCTTTCTCAGACTCTTCATCTACAATCAAGTTCTTTTTACCATATAAAATTTGATTTACATAGTCAAACGGATTCATTATATACTTTCATACCAAAATTCAATTCCAGTTAGTTTCTTTCCGTGGTTCATCCACGAAACCATATCTTGTAATATACCCGTATTCTTTAATTTCAAATAGTTTTCGGTGTACATATAGTCATCATTTTCTCCATCTTGGCCACCTTGTTGGCGTTTAAAGATACGATTACTAGAATTTATGTTGTTGACAAAATCTTCTTTATCTATCCAATTCATACGAAAATGATTGTCAAAATTCACTCCAAGAATTATCAACCTATCCCAATCTTTATGACAAGCAATATGATTAAAGATAAATTTATCTTTTTGTGTACTTAAACTAAATTTTATTTCAGTTTTATAACCATCAATTACTTTGTCGTGACCAGGATTTAATCTATCACAAACTTCACAACCCATCTCACGCATTATTTTTGCAACCAAAGATTGGCCAAAAAATCCCATTTGAGAAGCACTAAGTTTTAAATAACCTTCAAAGTTAGTTCCTGTCCAAGGGTCATCTAATTTAGATTTAATATAATTAATAAGAGTATAATCTTCAAAGAAAATATCTAAAGAATTAATCTCTTTCATAACATTCTTATTAAACCAATTGTATCAATAGATGTTAGCAGAATGTAGTTAGCCAACATGCCAAAGCTTTTACGAGACCAAGCAGCCCAAGCATAAATGACACACCCACATATCCAGACAGGATATAATGCAAGAAGAGGTGGGTTAGGGACTGTGATTGCCATCGTGATAGAACAACCAATAGACACAGCCCAACCAATGAGCTCAGCAATAAAGCGGTATCTATTTGAAGCATAGTCATCTTTAATCCAATCAAATGTCGGTTTTAACAAATCAATCATTTGAACTCCAATGACACCATCAATTCTGTTAAGCAAGCAACAAGATTAATTTCTTGGTCTGCAACGAAAGCTTGTTTGTATTGATAGTCAGCGATGATAACAACTGCTTGAGGAATAGATTGAGGTTTTAATACTTCATATAGATTATCATACAGTTTACGATAGAGTGAAGCAGGATCAACATCATTACTTGCAACCCATTTACGAATTGCACCAAAGTCTTTGTCTTTGATAAACTTAATGATATCAGAAAGTGATACATCAATAATCTGTGCAAGAACACCAGTATCAATCTTGCCAAACTTTGAGAACCTTTGCAGTTCATTAATCACACGGCGAAAATCAGGAAAGTGTTTCTTGATTAACTCAGCAACAACTGGTGTTTCATATGTGATTTCTTCAGCAGATAGAATGGTTTGAATACGCTTAAAGAATTGAGTAGCCATAGATGACTTCTCAGAAGCTTTAAGTGTGAATTCAATAACGGCACACCGACTATGTAATGGTTCAATGATTTTGTTTTTGAAGTTACAAGTAAAGATGAATGAACAATTACCAGCAAACTCTTCAATTGCATTTCTAAAAGCCGCTTGAGCATTGGCAGAAAGATAATCTGCTTCATCAATAATGATGACTTTGCGACCACCAGTAAAAGACATTGATGATGCATAGTTGGTGATTTTGTTTCTGACCATATCAATACCGTTCTCATCAGAACCATTGATAATCATAAAATCACAACCGATTTCATTACACATGGCTTTCGCCACAGTAGTCTTACCAACGCCTGCACCGCCAGTAAGTAGAAGATTAGGTATGTTCTTTTGAGTAACATACTCCTGAAACGGTTTCTTTAGCCGTTCAGGAAGAATACAATCTTCAATATTTTTAGGACGATATTTCTCTGTCCATAATAAATGTTCCATACACAACTTTCATAATATAATTAAATTTCATCATGCCATTTAAAGCCAAGAAAATACTTGGCCATAAACCTGATGAGAGCATTTGGTTTTGTAGGTCTATACACAAACATAGAATCTGAGATTTCCCACTTACCAACATTCTTCGTAGAAGGCTTCACGACAAATGAGCTGGTTACAGGTAGAGACCAACTGGTTACACCTGTACCACTAATCAAAACACTACCACTATATGCAGTAGTATTCAATTGTCTCTTTCGCCATT